AAGTTGATCGTCAGACCGGGCTGAACGCCGAGTTCGGTCTTCTTGACGGCGAACTGTTCGAAGCGAAGGATCGGCATCGACTGGAAGAGAATTTCCTTCGACCAGATCGTCTGAATGGCCGCACCGAGGGTGCTGTTGGCGCCCGAGTAGTTCGTCGGAGAAGCCGACAGGTTCGGGGTACCAGTGATCGCGCTAGGCATGCTTGGGATTCCTTAGTTACGGGTACTCGACCGAATTACGAGTACAGTCCACGCTGGTTCTGGGCTGCCTGACCGACGCCCAACTGGCCCCGAATCTTGGCGTACTCCGACATCGGCATGTTCCGGAGGTCCTCGACGGAATACGACTTGTGTCCCGGATCGGTGTCCATCGGTCCCGTAGTGGAATAGCCGGTGGGGCTCACACCACGCATGGAGGCTCGCTGCTGAATGGCAGCCTGCTGGACCGATTCCAGAATAGCCTGGGTCTTGGCCTTGACTGTATTGATGCTCGACTCGACCTCCTCCGGCGAATTACCGCCGACGAAGTCGAGAAGTTCCGGAGCGATATTCTCGCTCTCCTCACCCACACGACGCTGGATGTAGGACTGGAGGTTGTTGAACTCCTGCTCCTTCTGGAAGAGGAGCCTCTCCTGCTCGCGCTCCTGCTCGTACTGCTGGAGACGCTGGTTCCACTCCTGCTCCTTGACCGCCAGGAGTTCCTTGGCGGAAAGGTCGTCCTCGGCCTTGGCCTTGGCGGCCTGCTGGGCCTCCAGGCGCTTGCGCTCTTCCTCGGCCTGGGCCTCCTCGCGCGCCTTGCGCTGGGCCTCGATCTCGGAGAGGAACTGCTTGTTCTGGTCCTCCACGGTCTGGAGGCGCTTGTACAACTTGTCCTTCTCCTCCTGCCGCGCCTTCTGGATGTCCTCGGCCGTGAAACGCGGCTCGGCAGGCTGCTGCGCGGGCGGCTCGACGAGGACGGCCGGGATGGTTATCACCGGCTCCGCAGGATCGGTCGGGGTGCTGCCGCCCGCGATGTTGTAGATGGGGGCGCCGTTCTTGCGGTAGCCCAGCACAGTCTTTGCAGGAAGCGAGATGCCCGAAGGCGAGGTATGAAGCGTCATGAGCGACGAACTCCTAGTCGGTATTGGTGTCCGGGTCTCGGCGAAGTCCGGCCCGTGGGCCGTACGCCTGTGTCACGATTTCAGTAGTCAACTTCTGAATCTCTGGTGCCGTTACCTCGCCGAGGTTGAGTCCCCCGGGGAGCGTCACCGGATTCGGACCGCCAGGCTGAGGACCGATGGGATTCCCATCTGCATCAGTCTGCGGCGCAGGCGCATCCACCCCTTCGGGCGGCATTCCCGTCAGTTGGAGAATAGCCGAGTCGATCTGCGTCTTTAGCATTCGCAGAGCGCCCTGCTGCTTGGCATCCTCGATCTGCTCCTCGAATATCTCTCGGACCTTCTCGTCCGGGAACTCTTCGCCGAGGTCGTGAAGGGCGCCGCGCATGGATTCCAGGCCCATGGACATTTTCGCCTGGATCTCGTTGAGTTTGATGAGGGTGTCGACCGGCAGAGGGGCAGGCCATTCGCACTCGGTGAAGTACGCCATCGGGTCGAGAACGTCGACCATCGGCGGCTGGTCTTCCTTCATGATGCCCTCGGTGTTCGGGTCGTAGAGACGTGTCTCCGGCTCGAACACAAAGAGGGTCTTGAGGACCAGGTGGTTGATCTTCTGAAGGCCTACCGAGTACTGCATTTTCTTCTGGTCGTACCGGGACATCATCGGCCGGTACATGATGGCCAGAGCCACGCCCGAGGTATTCGACGCGGGCTGCATCTGGCCGAGTGCCGTTTCCGGAACACCTGTGATTTCGTGCATGGAACGCTTGATCATCTCCAGGTACTGGAGAGGTCCTGCGAGATCGACGCCATTCTCCAGATTGAACACTTGGGCGTCCTTGGGAAGGCCTCCCCACACCTTGCGTGGGCCCTTCTCCAGGTTGCTCGCTTTCGCACCGGTAATGATGGTGACCGGGGCGGCGTGGTAATTGATGATGTCGCTGATGTCGGTGGCCTTCTCGTTGTATTCACGATTCAGGCTGATGATGTCAGCGATATCCGACAGGCCCCACGGCGAACCGGAGACCGCGCTGTTGGATATGTGAACGATGGGAATCTCGCCCAGCGGGTTCGGCCGCGAGTCGATGAGTTCGTCGTTCAGATACTCCTCGATCGTGGATTCCGTGAGGACTTCCACGTAGGTGTAGACGGAACGTGTCCCGTCTTCTCCGGTCGACCAAAAGCGGTACTTCAGTTTGAACCGAATCAGCCTTTCCCTGTCATGGGGATGCCACTCGGGAAAGCAGAATGAGGAGTTCAGGGGAAGGATGCGAGTGCGGCCGGGCTGCTGCTGTCCCAGTTCATCTACGTATGCAGGCGCGTAGGCCACCTTCACGAAACAGTCTCCGGAGACGCCGCCTTGCTGGCCCATCTCCCAGAGCAACTGCTCCTTCCGGTTATCCACTTCCCAGGCTCGCTTGAGCAGGGAGGGGATGATGTGCTCGTACTGCTTCACGCTCTTGAAATGGACGCCGCGTCCGAACGTGAAGTTGTTGATGTAGTCGGCGAACGCCTTCACGTAGTTGAACGTGATCTGCGCTTCGCCTGCTTCTCGCCGGTACCCCCAGTGATGTCCCAGGTAATATGCGAAGTTCTGGCTGTACCGGTTGAGGCGAGGTCCGTGGACCTCGAATTCTTCATCGGCCAACTCGACCAGCCCGAGGGGCGAGATCGACACAGTCAGGTCTGATCCCGAGGCCCGCATGCTGGGGCTGGCAAACGAGATGGCTCCGCTCATGGTGGTGCTACTCCGACTCAGATCTCGACGACGCGTGTGGGCCGCATGGCGCGGGCGTCACGCTTGGCTTCACGGCGGCTGGCGTAGGTTTCTCCGCGCTGGACGACGTCGCCGTTGGGCAGGACCTCGTGCAGCAGGTACTGGCGGCTCCTGGAGCCGTCCTCGGCCTCTACAGGCACGCCGTGTACGAGGTAGCGGTCGTCGATGAGCCGCTTCCCGACGGTCTCCCCCTTGGAGAGGCCGAGGCGGGGAACGACGTCATCGACGGACGCTTTGGGTGCCCTGCGGCGATCGTGGAACGCGACCATGTCTCAGTCGTCCACCACGGCCGGGGAGAGGCGCTCGTACCGGCGGCCGTTGCGCACGACCTCCTCGTAGTGAACCTCCGCGTAGTCGCTGAAGGAGCCCTGCGAGAACTCACCGAGATACGTCGGCGCTTCGACCCAGGAGGCGGAGCCGACGTGGACTCGCTCGGCCATGGTCTCCTGCGGAGACTTCTCGTAGACGTTCGCGTTGTGGTTCGGGCGGCCGGGGGCGGTGATGTACCCCTGCATGGCGCCCTTGGTGAACTCATTCGGAACGTCGGTGTCGGTGGCCACGCCCTCCTCGAAACGGAGAGGACCACGCCGGACCGCGTTGTCCGCGACCTTGCGCTCATAGACCGTGCCGACGCGCTCCTGGAACGACGGGTCGGGGGCGAGATTTCCTGCCATTATTGATTCCTCTTCCGATAGCGAGGTAGCGCTACCAGCGTATGAGGAATGCAGAATCGATTGTTAATAACCAATAGCGGCTAGGAAGTGACGCGGGGAAGGGAGAACAGACTCACGGGAGAAGTGGTTGCTGAAGGGACAGTGATGTCGTACTCCTCGCCACCCGGGAAGCATTCCTTCACGTGCCAGGAGAATCCCGGAGTAACGCCGGATACGTCTGTGGCCAGAAGGTTGATGGTCAGTACGCCCTTCTCGATCCGCTCGTGGACCTCGTGCAGCCACACCACGGTGTCTCCGTCGGTCACCCGGCGCACCGAGGGCGTGAATCGGACCATGGAGCCGTTGAGGGCATCACCCAGGTCGTCCACGTACTTCGCGGTGACTGTGACGGCCGTGAAGTTGGGCGGGAGAGTAAGGGGCGGGGTGTCCGGTCCTGCCACGGTGGAGGGCTTCTGGGCCGTCCATCCGGGGACGTTCCATTCGTCGGCCATCAGGTGTCCTTAGCGCTGGAAGGGGGAGTTGGACTGCTCGACCTCAGGCATCGTGTAGTCCTTGGTCAGTACGCAGGCCAGGGCGAGGGAGTCGGCGTAGTCGTCGTGGGCGTCAGCCGCGTTCGGGGCGGCGGCCAGCACGTACGGGCCCTCGAACTTCTTCTCCAGGTCTTCCATCTGCTGCCGGAACCGCTTGTACGTCTTCAGGCGCCGGGTGTAGGCGTGCGCGGGCCAGGAGAGCAAGCCACGATCCAGCAGCTCCATGAGGTGCTTCCACCGCTTGGACTGCTCCGGTCGCTGGGAGCCCAGAGGGACGATCTCGATGTCCGGGAGCAGGACCTTGAGCCTGGATATGACCACGTCGCCCACGCCACCCTCGTCGACCGCTACGGCCAGCACGTTGTAGTTGCGCACGAACTCAACGATGCGGAAGTACTGCGCCTCCCAGTCCATGCCCTGGAGGTCCATCCAGTTCAGGATCCGGTGCTCGAAGTACCCGTACTCGTCGGGCTGGTCCCAGCGGACCCACACGGCCGTGACAATCGTGCTGTCCTGCTTGCGGGCAGGGTCGATGCCGATAACGACCGGTGACTTGTGGTACGCGTGAACGGCCTGCATAGAGACGTCGCCGAGGTCGTCCAGCCGCTCGC